AACATTAAAACCAATAAAAGATATTAATGATGATGAAAATGTTATGACTGTAAATTTAAAAACATTAGAATTAGAACCATCATTAATTTGGAATAAATTTAATAAAATATCTGATAAATTATTACAAATTGAAACAATTAATAATGATATTATTAAAACAACTCCTGAACATCCATTTTTAATTGATAATAGTATTTGGAAATCAGCAGGTGAATTAATAGAAAATGATAGTATTTATATGGTATATAATAATGAATGTTGTTTAACAATTATTAAAAGTATTAAAGTAATTGATAATGAAATGGTTTATGATTTTACAACAAAATCAGAAAATCATAGTTTTATTGCATCATCATTTGTTGTTTCAAATTGTCCTGTTGAAACACCAGAAGGTGCAAAAATTGGTATAGTAAAACATTTATCAATGATGTCATCAATATCAACACAAAATACTACACAATATGAAATTATTAAAATGATTTTAAGTGAAACTAATATTAAACATCCATATGATATTAATCCATTATATATGAATCAATATATTAAGATTATGTTAAATGGTGATTGGATGGGTGTATGTAAATTATCTGAATCACATGATATATATAAAATATTAAAGAAAAAACGTATGGAAAACGTAATTGATAAAACAACAACAATTTTATTTGATTTTAGATTGAAAGAAATCAGATGTTTTTTTGATGGTGGTCGATTAATTAGACCATTATTAATTGTTGATAATAATAAATTAAATTTAGATGATGAAATTATAAAATATATTAATACAGAATATAATTTAACTGATAAAAGTAAGTCTTGGAAAAAATTATTAAGTGATTATTCAAATATTATTGAATATGAAGATGTTGAATCATTAAATTATTTACTTGTTGCAGAAAATACAAGTAGAATTAAAGAATGTGTTGATGCTAAAAATAGAACGGTTGATTATACTGATATTTCTAAAATAAATAGATATGGTGATTATAAATGGGTTAATTATACACATTGTGATTTTCATGCATGGGTTATGATGGGTTCTATTGTTTCTAACGTTCCTTTTTCAAATCATAATTATGGAGGACGAAATATTATTCACTTTTCACAAGCAAAACAATCTATAGGAACTTATTTATCATCATATAAAGATAGAATGGATATTTCACAAGTATTATATTATCCACAGGTTCCTATTGTGACAACACAAGCTATGAAATATAATGGTTGTTTAGACTTACCATACGGAGAAAATGCAATTGTTGCAATTTGTTCTTATAATGGATATAATCAAGAAGATAGTATTATTTTTAATCAATCTGCAATTGATAGAGGAATATTTAGGGTTGATTCATTAAAGAAATATGAAAGTATTATTCAGAAAAATACTTCAACATCTCAAGATGATATTTTTACAAAACCTGATAGAAATAAAGTCACAGGAATGAAACATGGTAATTATGATAAATTAAATGATAAAGGTTATGCACCTGAAGAAACAATAATTAATAATGAAGATGTTATTATTGGTAAAATATCACCAATCCAACCAACAGGAAATAATAATAAAGTCTATAAAGATAGTTCAACTATCTTTAAAAGTAATGTTCAAGGAATTGTAGATAGAGTCCATTCTGGTATTTATAATTCTGAAGGTTATGAAATGTATAATGTCCGAATGCGTATGGAACGAAAACCAATTACAGGAGATAAATTTACATGTTATGATGATTCACATGAAGTTTTAACAATGGATGGATGGATTAATATTAAAGATATTACTGATAAACATAGAATTGCATCTTTAAAAAATAATAAATTAGTATATCAATTTCCAACTGAAGTTCAAAGTTATGAATATGAAGGTGATATGTATTTAGTTGAATCAAATCAAATTTCATTATGTGTCACTCCAAATCATAGAATGTGGGTCAGACCAAGAACTGGCAAGTATAAAGTAGAAACTGCAGAAAAGATTTTGCATCAACGTAGATGTTATAAGAAAAATGTTGATGAAATAGAAGTTGATAAAAATACTGATTTCTTTGAATATAATGATAAAGATGAAATAACACATTTTAAGATTGAAAATAATAAATATGAAATTAATAAATGGGTCAAGTTTTTTGGGATATGGTTAGCAGAAGGTCATGTTGATAAATATAGTATTTATGCAAAAATATCAGCTCATAAAGAACGTGTATGGGAAAGTATTATTAATTTCTGTAATGAATGTGGATTAACTTTTCATACTACTAAAGATTCTCCTACAACAGAAACTGATAATATAATTACTATATCTAATAAAAATATTGGAAAATATCTATTACCTTGTAGTGTTGGTGCAGTTAATAAAACGTTTCCTGATTGGGTTTGGTCATTATCAATGGAACAGTGTCAAGAATTAATTAATGGTATGATGTTAGGAGATGGACATACAATGGAAAATGGAACAAGACGTTATGATACATCATCTGAAAAATTAGCAAATGGATTTCAAAGACTATGCTTACATGCAGGATACGCAACTAATATTGCAATTAAGTATGAAGCAGGACATTGTTCTCAAGAGATTAAATCTGGTAAAAATAAAGGGAAAATAATTAAATCAACCTGTAATGCATACAGGATGACAATTATTGAAACCCAAGTTGAACCATTAGTTAATAAAAATATTAAAAATAAAGATGGTGTTATTACAGATAATCATGATAGTATGGTTCCTTTTAAAGGTAATGTGTATTGTTGCACTGTTCCTGGTGAAGGTGTTATTGTTGTCAGGAGAAATAATATAATCGCCTTATCTGGTAACTCGAGACATGGTCAGAAGGGAACAATAGGAATCACATATAAACAGAAAGATATGCCCTTTACTGAGTCAGGTATTGTTCCGGACATGATATTAAATCCACATGGATTTCCATCACGAATGTCTTTAGGACATTTTATTGAATGTTTAGCATCAAAAGAAGCTGCTGAAACAGGACATTTTGTTGATGGAACACCATTTAATAATTATGATATTACACAGATTCCAGAAGCATTAAAGAAATTAGGTTATTCGCCATATGGAACAGAGGTTATGTATTGTGGTATAACAGGGAAAAAGATGGATGTTGAAATATTTATTGGACCAGTGTATAGTATTAGGATTAAACACATGGTATTAGATAAGGTGCATGCAAGGTCAAGAGGACCAAATCAAACATTAACAAGACAACCATTAGAGGGGCGTTCAAAGGATGGTGGATTAAAAATAGGTAGAACATTTTGCCTAATAGTCATTATGCAAATAATTGGCTAGTCATCGTTATGGGTGGCAACATTCCCTAATTGCGGGGAACTCCAGATAATTCTTCACTACCAAGTTTATAAGGAAACTTATAAATGGCTAATGCTAACTACATTAGGTATGGTAAAAATATGAAGACTATGGACAATCCGCAGCGAAGCTCCTAAGGACATTAAATCAGTCTATGGAGAACGTTCAACGACTATATAGGAATGGGTATGAGAAGTCTGATAAACTTCAATGAATATCTAAAATAGAGTCTAAGCCCACTCGAGAAAGTGTTTTAATTGAGTCTTATATATCCCATAACATTAGGTATATATTGCGATTTTAAAATTATAATGATTTACGAAAGAAATGTCGTAATGAATAAGGTATAACTAGAAATGGAAAAAGATGCTATCGTTTCACACGGTATGAGTCAATTTTTAAAAGAAAGATTAATGGAAACATCAGATATCTCAAAAGCTTATGTTTGCGATGATTGTGGTATGTTTGCAGCTAAAGTTATTGATAAAGATTATTATAGGTGTAAAGGTTGTCATAATTCAACAAGAATATCAGCAGTTGTGATTCCGTATGCATGTAAATTATTATTTCAGGAATTAACATCGGTTAATATTTTACCAAGGATTAGGACTGAAAAGTCTATTTACACTGAATAGATTATTCAGAATGAATAATTTATTTAATATTTATAAAATAATAATATTATTATTTTATAAATTATGTTAATACTTGTTTATTTACCCAAGCTTTATTTATCTGCGTATTACTAACAACTCTTGAATTATCCCACTCTTTTAAATTAACTACATTTGAATAATTAGATGGAGATACATTAGATGGAGAATTACTTACACATAATGGTGGTTTTTGCATAGGAACTGTCCATAATTTTGTATCTAATATTGCATAATCATTATCCCAATTATTTGCTATTTTATCGCCAACTGGTGTAAAAAACCCGGAAGGTAATTCATTAAATTTATTATCACTATTATCAACTTGAGATGATGTTCTTGAACTTTTTAATGTTTCTAATGATGTTATTATTTCAGGTAATGTTAATAATTTTAATTTTATTTTATTATCAATATTTTGAACATCACTATCAGTTAATAATTTCATATTTAATAAATCTAAAATTAATGAATTATAATATTTTTGTTCAATATTACTATTATTTGGATTATTATTCATTTGTGTTTTTAATTCAGATATTTGTGTCTGCATTTGTAAGTTCATTTCTTGTTTTATTTTATCTATTTCTAAATCACATGCTATTGTAGGATTTAATGTTGTTTTTACTATAGGTGCTTGAATAGGTTTTGTAGTTGCTTGTGTTGCTTGTGTTGCTTGTTTTGTGGTTGCTTTTTGTTCTGTTATATCAGAAGGTTGTGCAGGTGCTACGGTTTCACCAGAAAGATACAATCTTAATCTTTCACTATTAGATAATGATGGGTCAGAAAATATATTACTATTATCAGTAAATAACTCAAAATTATTTTTAAAACAATTATAATCAATAGTTATAAATATTATCATTATTATAAATAATAATGTAGCAATTTCACTATCACTCATTTTTTTAGATGGTATTTTTTTTAATATTATATATAAAATACCTAAAACAATAACATATTTAATAATATCATTTAATCTATTATTCATTTTATATTAAACATTAGATATTTTTAAATTATTTTTATTATTTATTAATATAATTATAATAGTTATGATTAAAATAATATTAAATGAATACATTACAAATAATAATGAAATATAAGGATATAATTTTGCAGTGAAATTAATTAAAATAGGATTTATTATTTCTGTTTCTAATTTTATTTTATTATCTTCTTTATTAATTTCTATAATAATTTTTTCAATAAATTCTTTAGTTAATTTTTCTATCATTAAACATTAAAATATTTATTTTTTTTAAATAACGAAAAAATAATTTTAAAGATAAAATTTATATTAATTGTTAATGAAATATAAATTTTTATTCTTATTCTTACATCAAAATAAAAAAAATAAGAATATTATAAATTTAGACATACCAATATGTAAGAATTGTATTTATTTCAAAGAAGGTATTTCTGAATATAAATATAGTTTAGGAAAATGTGAATTATTTGGCGAATTAGATTCTGTTTCTGGCGAAATTAAAAATGAGTATGCATCAACCTGTAGATATAATGAAAAAATGTGTGGTAAGAATGGTAAATATTATATTAAAAATTAATTATATTTATTTAATTATATTGAAAATTAATTATATTTATTTAATTATATTAAAAATTAATT